TGATGCCTGAAAAAACTGGTGTTTACTGGAATTCTCGGTTTAGCATTGCTCCTATGCTCGATAGGATGTACCGTTTTTGAAAAACAAGTAGTTATACACTTTGTGGGAGCCTATTGGGAACCCGGTGTTTTCATTTCAAGGTGTAATCCATGCGGGGCATCAGAATGAGATATAATGAGATTTTTAGTGTTCCGCTTGAGAGTCTATGATGCTTACCCTAGACGAGATAGGTCAATCTGTACGTAACAATATCCAGTTGATTATTGATCATGTCGGCTTACCTCTTGCTGTTGGTCCGCTCAGTGATGATGATTACAAGATTCTGTGTGGTGGCTATGGTGAGCTTGAATGGGACTATGCGTTAAGCACCTATGGCAACTCCAGAGAAAAGTATGAGTTCTGCATAAAACTTGTTCAGCAAGGTCGGGTTCAGGGAATACCATCAGGAGCAGCAATTTGTGTTTATGGGGTTGAAGAAAACATCTTTCGTATCCATATGATCGAAAGGTTTTCTAGAGAAGATGAATCTCACCCATTGAAAGGGCGCATGGTTTTACTCACTCTTATGAGTGCTTTTATATTTTGTAAAGCTGTTGAATGTAAAGTTGTCCACATTGTAGAGCCAGTACCAGAACTGGTGCAGTATTACGAGTCTTTTGGTTTCCGCATGGAACAGTGCGGTTATGTGATGTCTGCAGTCATTGATGAGCTGCAGGATATCTTTCTTAAATTTGCTCAGTAGGTATAGACGAGAAGGGTCTACAAATTGTAGGATACCCGTCCAGATTACCTTAAAGGTACATCTATGGCAGTCGTTTTGTGCTTAAACTACTAAGAAACGATGTCACCAATCGACATGATCGATTGGCATAAGTTAGCTAAACAAGCTAGCTTTAAAGAGAGGGTTAGAGACGCCTTTACTGTCTCGGGAGTTTTCTATGAAAGATCAAAAAGCAACCAAGCCACAGGTTAAGTTCGACACAATGAAAGCATTCGCAGGTATGGGTGCTGCTGTTGAAGTTCTGATGAAGGCTGCTCCTAATGCGTTCACTCACGCTACTGTCTCTGGTAAAGAGCAGCAGGGTAAGCTTCGTCGTCGCAAAGCAGCATGATCATAGCTGGTGCTTTTTGAAAACCCGCCTTTAGGCGGGTTTTTTCTTTAGTGATGTTCTTTGCCCTTCTGTTTGCTTGTTCTGACCTGTTCCCACTCGATACGTCCTTCTTCTCGTCTTTTGTCTATGTATTCCGCAAGATCCTGAATATTGATGCAACGTTTTGCTTTTTGTGATGTGCCGATGCGATATGTTGGAACGGGCAACTTACAAGCGTTTGCTTTTGCTTCTGCCGTGGCTGGACTCATGCCAAAGTACTTTTGGCTAACTGCTGAGAGTTCAATGTTAGGGGTATTGAATTCAGCCATCAGTAAAAACAAGGTGTTCATAATTTTCTCCATCAAAACCGGCTGCACCCGGGAAAATCATAATTCTGTGCTGGTGGCAGGAATTAATTTCTGCCAGATAGCGGAAACATATTTTGCCTGATGACGGGCATCGGCCAGGGCGTTGTGCCGTTCGCCATCGAAAGGCATGTCCATTTTGGGGTCGAATCCGATGGAACGCCCAAGCGTAACGATCGTGCGTACATCGTGGTCATTCCAGTATGCCCACGGGCAGATTTGTCCTGCTCGCTCATAAGCTCCACGTAAAATTACGTTGTCGAAGGTGGCCCCGTTACCCCAGACTTTTAAATATTTCGTATTGGCTGCGTGCCGGTTAATGAAATGATTTAGTTCTGAGAGAGCATCGCTGATCGACAAAGTATCATCAATACAGATTGCAGCTCGTGCTTCAGGGCTTTGTTTCAACCACCACAGGATGGTATCGCCGTCAGGTGTAGCTCCTTGCCCCATAGCACTTTCCAGGCTAACAACTGTATAGAATTCTTGTCCGATGTCTCCGGTTTCTGGAGTGAAGAACACCGCGCCAATGGAAACGATCGGTGCATCCTTATTTTTCCCCATCGTCTCAAGGTCGATCATTAAGTTGTTCATCACTTCACCTCCTGCGGCGGTTCCGGTAGCGGCATCCAGTGAGTTGCTTGCTCAATACCATTACCCGGCTTAATCGTTGCATCTCCGCGCCGAAAGGTGCTTCCGGTATAGCGTGCGGAGCATATTAGCGGTTCAACCAGAGAGCTATCGAAATTCACCGAAATAAGCACGTTCTGGCCCTTTTCAGGCATTCGCTCACTACAGCTTATCCAACCATCCGGAGTTACCGGAGAGTTGCCATTTACATCGAAGTTTGGCTCTGCGTCCTGAACCAGGAGGATGTAACCATTCTTGGCTGTATCAAGTTCTAACGCCTCGGTGACGGTGCCGAAATAGCGATTACCTAAATCAGCATCACAAGTGCTTACATCAATGGAAACTTCCATGCCTTCGATTAATTCTGGCAAGTTGTAAGTTTGGCTTACAGGTTGGCTACCCTGAAGCATGGCGGCACGGCAGGCGTTCCAGCCATCAGCATATGTTTCAGTTACACCGTCGAGATGGCAGGTAAGCAAATCCATTTCATCAAGCACTACCAGCGCTGGCGGCGCGGTGTAAAGCTGGTGCGTTCCATCAGGCAGCGAGTGACCTACATACTCACCGAACCCGTCAACACACATGCACCCATCCTCAATAATGCATGACGCCACTGGCTCTGCTTCCAGCGATGCCAGTGCAATTTCATACGACCGGCGCTCAATATTGTCTCGAACGTCCAGGCTGCCTATGCGCTCTTTGATTTCTTTAATCAGTTCTTTGTCGGTGAAAGTTGTCATGTGTTAGTCCTCATCCACTTCAACGTCATCTTTCAGCGTGATGCCGTGCCAATCATCAGCCCAACTGGTTAGCCCTGGCGCATCAATGCTAGGCATATAGACGCTTGCAGTGTGGTAGCCCTTATCGTTATCAATGCTGGCAACGTGCTCGCCGTTGTATGCGCTCAGCGTGTCCAGGACGCTATAAAACTTTCCTCCGGCTGCCCTGAAATCCTTTACAGCCTTCACAAGGCGATTCCACGCTTTTTCCTGTTCTGGCGTCAGGTCGATTAATTCCTGCAAAGTTGCCATATCACTCTCCTTTGATGCGAATGCCAGCGGCGCGCTCGGCTTCACTTTGTTCCCAAAACCACTTGTGAAGCGCCATAAGCTTTTCGTCAATCGGTGCATATTTGCGATTAAAGTAGGCCTGAGCATCTTTCTCAGATTCGTCCGGTAATTCGCCAGGGCCAAACAGTGTGTTATAAATCCATGCCAGTCCGCTTTTAGCGTCGCCAGTTGCCTGCCATTCGATAATGGCAGCCTGCATGACCAGAATGTTTTTCCCGATTAATAGGTCCAGTTCTTTGTACCGGTTGCGGATGTATGCATTCTCGCTTTGTAATTTTGCGTTGCGCTTCTCTGCGGCTTCCAGCTTGGCTTCTGCATCTTTGGCTCGCATCTGCCAGTTGATAGCGATGTCGATAACGCTGTTAGCACAACTGGACTCGTTCTCTTCGGCAGCTTTAGCTTCAGAAAGCTCATCAAGCAATCCAAGAACAACAGTTGGCGTGGCGAGCGTGATAAAACGCATATTGCTCATATGCTCTTCATCGCTAACATCATCGCCAGCCTCGACCGCTGCCATGTGCTGAACATAGCCGCTATCACAGGTATTCCAGATTGCCCCTGCCTCGTGACCCCATTCACCATGTAGTGCTTTTTCTGCCGCCTCACGCAGTGCCTGGTAATTAATTTCGCTCACTGGTTGCCTCCTTTACGGACTTTACGGATCTGCGCTGCGATGCGCGAAAAAAAAGACTCCCGCGTATGACTGTTAAGAGCTGGCGCGAACGCTGCGTTAAGAACGGCAGCATCACAGCCGTCATCGATATAGAGCGCAATTTTTTTCTCCAGGCGCGCTTTGGCTTCCTGCAACTGCATACCCCGGCACGCACGCGGGATATACTCAGCAATTTGAGCGATAGATTTTTCGTTCTGTTTAAACATGCTTCACCTCGATAGGCTTGATGGTGTCGATCAGTAGTC